CAATGGCAAACCGCACGTCACGACCTCATCTGTGAACGCGATGCAATTGTGGATGCCCAAATGGATCCAAACCAAAGTGGCGTCAGCTCCCTGGCGTCAACTGCAAATGGGCATGGGGTGGCACCCATGTCAAGGGAGGCCTCTGTCACTTCGACAGGGGGGCCAAGGGCGTCAGTCAGCGCGGGACTCCCCCGTAACGACACAACGGCGCACCGTATATCCAAAGCTCAACCGCAATTTTCTTCCTTTAACGTCCATGGTGGCGGCGGCGAGTTGCAGGATGAAAGGGGCAGCGTGGCCCCTCCTTTCCCTTACAGAACCATGCAAGCCTATAACAAATACATTTCCCAATCCCAAACCATTTCAACCTCCAACCTCGATGAAGACATTTCCCTTTCCTATCAACCCATTTCTCCTGGACATGATGTAACCCCCAATGAACTCTTCTTTCCTCCATCCCGTCCTATTGACTATCCCTCATCTCACTCTACTGAACCCCCGGTTCCCAAGGTACCGTCTACCTTGCACGTCACATCCCCCTCACAGCAGGCTCAGATAGACAATGCAGATGCACTCAAACTCAAGCACACAAACATATATCACATTCTCAAGACAGGACTAAAATGCCCACGACACAAGAAAGCACGATACGCACATGCACTTTGCGCTGCCAAAACTTGTTATGACAGTGATCTAGAATTGGAAGAATTAGTTTCCCTCGTTAGTGAAGTTGCCGATCGACTCCAGCTACCATTCTTCTGGGTCGACGACTTCACTAAACCATATGTAGGATTTCCCCGTTCACTTAAAGTTGAATTGCTCCGAGGAGAATATGGTTGGCGCTGGAACTTTACACCCACCCAGTACGCAACCTTCTACGACGAGAATTCCATCAAATTTTTCAATGAAAATGCCCCCTTAATGGACAGGTCTGAATTGTTGACGATGCTAACCTCCCCAGAGTGGAAGTACGTCGTCGATGAATTGGGTTCTGCCATCACTGATGGTGACCTCCCCGCTCAACTTGATTGGATATGGCCTCCATATAAGACAGAGGAACGCCGACTGCGAACACTACGATTGCACGAAGTCTGGTTCAACAACCCTACAGGTTGGAGACTCAGAGACTTCGCGCAAGCCGGATTTTTCGTTCGACGCCCCGCTACTCTTACATGCGCTGCCTGTAACATCAACCTCACCTCATGGCACTCTACTGACGCACCACTACACCAGCACCTCGAAAATTCACCCACATGCAAATATGCCCAAGATGCTGCAATTCTTTACCCTCATCTTCTTCTTACCCCCGCGCCTCCTGCCCTAGCTGACGACGAAGGATACGATGAATCTCTTGACTTTGACCCATGCGAAGCATATGACTACTTCACTAGACGTTTTGCCCTCTTTGCATCAGATGTAGTAGCATCTAGTAAAGAAGTCGAAAATCCTATTGGAGTCCGATGCTTTGGATCTCATCGTCATGTAGATGTCGTTAAAGACGTCGTACGTAGGAAAGAGACCAATGAATATTACTGTACTGGATATCGCAATGTTGGTTTTCCTGGATATGATGGATACCTCATTTGCCGCTGTGCTTCCGACACGGAACATCACCATACGTACACATACAATGGCAGGCTTTACTGCGATTACGCAATGCGTAGTTTTGCGGTGAGTTATGGTAGTGCCAATGGTATTCTCGTCGACTCCCAGATGGAGTCAGAGCGTACCGTTGACTATACCACCTCAACGCAGGCTGCAGCGGGTGGAGATCCAACTCCATCTACTGAAATCGTAGCATTGGCTGCTTCTGTTATGGCGCCTATGGAACATGCTCCCGTCGCTCCCACAGCTGTAAGTGGTGTTATCCCTCCTATGGAGGAAGACTACATGGCAGCTCCTGTACTCCCCCCTGGTATGGGCACCATGACCGGTTTCAACCAATGGACTACTTATCAGTCCATCATGGGTACCCCAGCCATCCTTAAAGATTCAAGTATTAGTGCAAACAGCACCGCCGTTGGTAGCACTATTTTTGCAGCTCCTTACTTCGGTCTCCTTGGAAAAGATCACCAGACAGAATGTAAGAGAGACACTTATTTTGAAGGCCCCATGTCAATTACCATTAGATTCACCAGTTCGTCCATGACAATTGGTAATGTAATGGTAGTTGCTTTCCCAGATACCCCTACTAAAACAGCAACTTTGGCAGCAATCACAAGCAACGTCACTGCACTTACCCGGTTCCCTCACATACTCATTCCACTTAACATGGGAACCGTTACAAAGACATTCACTATAGCCGACGCTATGCCCACTGGAGTTCCTCGAGTTAGACGTACTGTACAACTTGGCACTAATCCCGTTACATCCGAAGACTGTCCCTGGATAGCCGTCGTTATGTACGATAAAATTGTAAATGCCTATGGCACCGATTTGGTTATCCCCTATAGAATTTTTGGCCAACCTGCACCTGGATTCCGCACCTGGGGTCCAGCTCCTTTGACTGCTGCACCATCAGATGAAGCAGTCACCCTCCCCCCAGTTAAATTTCTTTATATGACCCACAGGTACTATAGTTTAAAAGATAAAAGAGAATTCGTGTCTAACTCACAGAAATCCATCGGCTTCGACGACTATCACAACACTGGCATGGCCGACATTCCACACACCGCTCACCCCATGGATGTCGGCTGGCAATACATGTCACAACACCCCGAAAGTCAGAACAATCCAAGCTTCTACAACGATGAGGTCACCAACACTGATGAACAAGATCGCAACCTCCTAGACACACCCGCATTTATCAGCAATTCAGTATGTTACTCCGAAGTAGCAATGAACCCCGACGACACCGTAAATTTTGACAATTGTCCTACAGTTCACAATTCCCTCATTTCCTTAATCGATCCTATTTCAGAAATTACCACTACAATTGAAAAAGTTCCTTTCTCTAGAGCACTAACACGCACTGCACCCTATATGTCAGTTTACCCAAT